GCGAGCTGTTCGGCTTCGGTCAGGCTGTCTTGAAGCTCGGCAAAGTCGATCGCGATCGTAGCGTCGTCGGGGATGGTGCCGGGACGATGCGTATTGACCACGACCTTGAGCACCGCGAACAAGCGAGCCTCGGCAATGCGCCATTGTGCGATGTCGTCTAGCCGTTCCTCACGAAGCTCGATGCGCCCCGCGTGCTTGGCGCTGCCCGACTCCGCGACTTTCGACAGGTCGAAAATGTCGCTGCCAACGCCGTGCGTAGCGGCGGTCTGCCGAAGCACGAACTCGATTGCCGACAGGATCGACGAAATCGGCGAGTTGGGGCTGGCGAAACCGAACTGCCCGCCTTGCGGCAGCGCGATTGCGCGGTCGGGTCCGAATTGCAGAACTTCGTTGGCGCTGATGCCCGACGCCCATGCTTGCCCGTGTGCCTGCGTCTCCACGGACCGCCAGAGGTTCGCAAGTGCCACATTCACAGCGTCTTGCGCCTCGAATAGATCGTCGCCACCCGGCAGGAAAAACTGGTCGTCGGGCAGTCGGTCGAACAGCGGCACGAACGGCAGCACGCCATAGGGGTTTGCGTTGTTGGGGTTGCCATCGATCCGGCGCGCCGCTCCGCGATAATTCAGGTGCCGGTAGCCGGTGGCGGTCCAGTCGCTGTAGGTCACGTCCTCGGCGCGGCTCGCGCCATGAGTGACGACAACCCGTTCAGGGTGCTCGGGATCGCTGTAGATGACGTCCAACACGTTCGGCGTGATGACGTTTAGCGTCGGGATACCGCTGGCCTCATGGAAGCCGACTTGAAGCATCGCCGTCTTGCACAGCTTCGTATAGCGCGATGCCTTCTTGAGCACGGCGTCGGCGTTCATCGCTCGGTAGAGCGCGTCCATGGTCGCTTGATCGACGCCGGTGAACACGCGGCGGGGCTGGATGCGGTAGGTATTCGCGCGACGGTTGGTAATCGCGCGAACGACGTTGATGCTGAATAGCCGGAATTGTTCGGGGCGCGACCAACGCCGCGCGATAAGTTTGAGCGTTTCCTGCGACTGCTCGTCCCAATAGTAGCGAAGACGACGTGCGCATTCATTCTTGCGTGGCACGGTCGCGTTTGCTAATCGGACGATGTCGGAAGGAAACAGCACTAGATTACCTAGCCTCAAGGTCAAAAATGTGTTGGAAGTATAAAGCAAAACTGCCTTTTAGTCACGATGTTTTTCATCGAGGAACGGTGTGTGCTCCGACATTTTTGATCTTCGTTGTCGCAAAGACCTCAAAATTGACGGGCTGCACTGGTTTTCGGGCTTGATAGGCAGCAAACAGGCGCGATGCCTCGCGCATTGACCGGCATTCGCGGGCACATGGCGGGATATGTGACCCACCGTTCAGGACGCATGCTGCGATGGCCGGACCGCGCCCATGGCAATGAATGCCCTCAAGCTCATAGGGGTTGAGCGATACGTGCCGCAGCGAATGCACGGCCCAAGCCAGTGCATGCACGTAGTCATCATTGGCACCGCGCGGATGAGTGAACTTCGGCACCGAAGCTTCGCCATCGGTCGCCTTGCCGTCCGCGTGCACCTCGAACACCGCCAGTTCGGCTAGGAGGTCTTTGAATGCGGGATGGATATGCAAGCGCTGTTCGGCAGCGGCTTGGTAAAGCCCCATCATGGCTTGGTATTTGATCTTGCGGGACACGTGGACGACTTCAACGCCGGCACTGTATGGCCGGGTCGCGGCCCAATCTGCAACGTCTTGCGCGCCGTAGGATTCCAGGGTCGCGCGGCTCATTTCGTATCCGCGATAGTAACCGTCTAGCCGGGTCTTGATCCCGCCAAGCCTGCCGAGAAATACGCTGTCGGCATCTAGCACAAAAATATGTTCTTCGTCGTCCAACACGACCTTGGCGACACACGCCGTAACAGTGCGGTCGCCGTGGCGCGAACCGCCAAACGCACGATCCAAACCACCGCCGACGATGTAGGCGGACCCAGCGGCGAGCGCCTTTACGTCGAGCGGATACTCATGGGTGCATTCCGCCAGCACGTCCGCCGGGAACAGCGCGCTGGTAGCATCACCCCAACGGTTCAGGTGGTATAGCGCGAACTCATGGGGCAGCATCTGGCGCGACAGCGACCGAAGCTTTTTCTCGCTAATCCATGCGGGTGCGTTTCGGCATGCCTCGTCTAGATCGGCATAGGCGATGTGGCTGAACGCGATTGACGTGTCGGGATCGGTCGGATGGTTCGCGGCCTGATAAAGCTCGTAGAGTTTGTTCGACTTCGGAGAGACCGTGCTGTCGATCAGCATGAGAGACCCGACTGTGTCGAGTAGGGAGCCGGCGAGTGCGGCAAACACTTCGTCGCCTTTCGGGGCGGCGTGAAGCTCCGAAACCTGCGCGCATGAAAGTTTCTTGCCCCACAACGCGGCGGGGTTGGCGCTGAACGCTTGGATGGTTGAGCCGGCGGTCGGGAACTCCACGCGGTCGCCAAGCACGTTGATGGTGCCTGTCGCGACCAAGCGCTTGAGCAGCGGCGTTTGCTCGAATGTCTCGCGGATCGATCGGAACGCAGTATCGACCACCTGTCGCTCGCTATTGGCGACAACGGCTACGGTCTCGGTTTGGCGGGTCAGGAAACGCCAGACGATAATCATGGCGGACGTGACCGACTTGCCGTGGCGCCGGGGCCAGCAAAAGCACGCAATCGATATGTCCGCGCCGTCGAGGGCCTTGGCGATTTCCGCGCGTTCGCGCTTACCTGGTAGGAATGGGGTGAACCCGCCGGTGCTCGACCGGACACGCGGTTGCACGTCGGCAAGGAACTGGAAAAAGCCTACGCTGCCGTGGCGCCATGAAGCGATTGACGCGGCGAGGCTGGACGTGGCGGGGGCGGTGGACAAGGGAAGAACTCGAAGCTGATTGAGAACACCGCGTAGTCGCGGGATCAGCCTAACGACGCTCGACTTGAGCGGCCCTTGTCCGGGCGTGGACCGCACGCGGTCCGAGGTAGTCAACGTGAGCGCGCTATCGTGTTCGCCTCGAACGCCGGAGATTGTGGAACCCGGTTGTCCTGTGGATGTAACCCGATCCTCAAGCGGAGCCCCATGGGAACACCACGAGACGCCACTATCATAGCAGAATCAGAGGTCTAGGAAAACGGGAAAGTTGCCCGCCGTGGTTGGCCCGTCAAAGCTACCCACCGCGGTTGTTCAGCCCCAACGTCGAACCCCCTAGCGCGCGCACCCGTGTAGTATATATACCCGCGTATGCGCGAGCGCGTGCGTCCCTAAGAATCAAATAATACTAATATATAAGATTCTATAAGATTCATGATTCGGTATTCTCTCACTTCGTTCGAGAATAAGAGCGACGCTCCGCATCGCTCTTTTTTGTCAAAAGACAATAAGACTGACCTAAACGGCTTCTAAGCGAAACCCGAGGTCGCGGCGTGAACAGAAATCCCCGGTGTTCATACCCTCTCGGGGTGCTCCTGCGCTGGTTCAGTAGGGTTCCCAACCCGTTGACAGCCCTGCGGGTCCGCTAACTCCAGATACCCGTCCGGTGGGGCTCGAAGTGATCGGCAATGCCGGAGGCCCGCTCGCTGGCAATCTGAATGCCCCTTAAAAACGCCCTGGAGGCACCGTAGAGCGCAATTCTTGACATGTTGCGTACTGGACTGCCAAAATTGCGTTCTGCTTCTCTAGGGTGCCTTCTAGGGCTATCTCATTCGGTGCGTTTGCCGGCCGACAGGGTTACAAGGTGCTCGAACTTTACGCCGTCAAAGCGAACCTGTGCCATCACCGGAGCGAGGAATCGCACAGTTCCTTGTCGCACCGCGCCATATCCGGCGGTCGTGCTTTTCTGGTCATGGCCTAATGCCACGGCGATCTGGTCATCCACGAGACCCGCCTCTACCCTAAGCCTATCCGCCAGTTCATGCCGGAAGCTATGCGCGCCTAGGCCATCGGCACCGGACTTGATGCCTATCCGTGTCAGATAGTCGCGCCAGAATGCGGAAGGTTCTGCGCCGATCTGGTCGCGACCGTTCGCCACCAGCTCGGGAAATAGCCGGCTATCCCCGCCGGCATTGCGCCGTTTCTCAACGAACGCAACGAAACCAAGCTCAACCAGCTTTGCATGCGCGACGGCTGCCCGCGATTGTCCCGCTTTCGTGGTCTGCCCCTTCGCTGGATCATGCTGAATATCGATGATCCACGCTCCGCTATCGTGTCGTGACACGTCCTCTGCGCGAAGCTGTGCCGCCTCACCAACCCGCATGCCGGAAAACAGGCACAGTAACGGTATCCAGTATCGCCAATCTTCTGCGCGAACCTTGCCCGGACGATGTTCTTTCCCGTCCGCCTCAAACCCGGTGAACAAGGGTGAAGCAAGCACAGCATTTAGGCGGTCCGTGCCGAGTGGCGGGCGCGGGTTCTTGCCCTTCACCTT